GTTGGCGTGGGCGTACCTAGAGCGCGATCACTGACCCCGGACGGCCCTCGCTACAAGGCGCTGGGTAACTCGATGGCGGTGCCGGTTATGCGGTGGATCGGCGAGAGGGTGGCGGCGGCGTGAGGCGACTCGGTCACTCGGGCCGGCAGGACAAAGTCCTCGGCCCCATCTGCCGCACCCTCGACCAGATGCCCGGCGTGGTATACCAGCGCGTCGGCCACATCGTGGACGAGTACGACCTGGTCGTCTCTGTTCCCGGCCACAACGATCTCTGGGAGGTGAAGACCGGCAACGCCAAGCTGAAAGACTCCCAGGTCCGGTTCCAGTCCCGCTGGCTGGGGCCGTACATCATCATCCGGTCCACAGCGGAAGCCATAGACCGAGTCACTGAACTCCAGGAGAAGAGATATGCAGGCTGAGAAGGTCGTCGCCGAGATCACGAACGCCAACCCCCGGAAGGAAAACCGCGGGGATCACAATATCCTGAGTACCACCCTGAACATGGTCGCCATCATCACCAAGGACGCGGTCGGGTCACTGGTCCCGGATCTCGAGGGGCTGCTGTGGGGGCCGACCAACGAGCCCCGGAACCAGGTGCTGAAGATCAGCCTGCGCGAGAAGCTCTGGGGATACCGGCTCATCATCCACGACACCCAGCAGCAGGAGATGTGGTCACGATGGGAGCCGGTCCAGTTCGATGAGTGCTGGGTGAAGGTCCGAGAGATCCTGCCCATGTCTGCCGGCCGGGCCAGGGTAACGCTCCAGGTCGGAACCTATCCCTCCATCGAGCATGCCGGCATCCTGGACGGTCTGTGCAAGGAGACGGCCACGATCTCGCTGTCGGCTGTATCCGAGTGGGAGCAGGAGGAGGTGGCCTGATGGGACCGAGTAAGCCAGCCACCAAGGCCCAGAAGCGCCGGTTCCGGCTGATCAAGGAGATCGGCTGCATACCCTGCCGGAAAGAGGGCCGGCTTGAGGTGCCCTGCGACGTACACCACATCCTCGACGGCGGGCGGCGCATGGGACACGATCACACCTATGGTGTATGCCCATGGCACCACAAAGGAGAAGCCCCCATCGGCCTGCCGGCCACGGATGAGGTAACATTCTTCTACGGACCCAGCATGGCGCGGAATCAGCGGCTCTACCGGGAGGTCTACGGCACCGAGGCCGAGATCCTCCGGGTACAGAACCGACTCCTCGCCGAGCTGGAGCAAACCATCACAGGAGCCCCCGCATGAAAATCACCCTGAAGGGCAAGACGCCCCACCCACCGGAAGCGAAGGACGGATTCGTCATCCTGAAGAACATCAGGAACCAGAAGGACCGATACCTCGCCAACAGCGCCCGCACCACCCTGGTGTTCGGCGTCGTCCTGCCGGCCGGCGTCTACCTGGTCGAGACCATCAACCGTGACCTCCGGCCCAGCCTGTCCCTGTACTCCTCAGACGGGGAGACCCCGTTCTCCCTGGATGTGCGCAACGAGGCCACCACCGGAGTCCCCATGGACGACGGAGAGCCGATGGTCAGGCTCACCCAGGTGCAGTGCAAGGACATCACCGAGGTCTCCGTGGGCACCCCCGCGAAGGCCGAAAAAGGTAAGCAGGACGCAGCCTGATTGCCGACCGGAAAAACAGGAAATAAATGTCCGCAGACACCGAGAGGTTGGTCGCTCGAGCCCTGAAAGAACTGAAGGGTCGGGAGAAGAAGTTCGTCCGGGAATACCACCGACTGGGAAACGCCGCAGAGGCATGCCGCCGGGCAGGCTACTCAGCCCCAAACCACCGTGTGGTAAGCACTCAGGTGCGAAGACTGCTCTCCCGGCCCCGAGTCACAGAGGCCCTGGATCTACTCAACGACCGGGACATTGAGACCCACAAGGTAGACGCCGAGTGGGTAGTGAACGAGACCATCAGCCTGTACTTCGAGGCCAGAAACAATGGCGAGAGGCGAATCGCGCTCAAGGCCTTGGAAATGCTCGGAAAACATACGAAGGCTTTCGTGGAGACCGTGGAACACCTGAACCTCCCGCAGGCCACCGAGGAGGAACTGCACGACCGAGCCGCCATGCTGCTGGCGAAACTCGCCGAGAAGGGGATCACCCTGAATGTCGACCCAGGAACTGCACGAACTATCGAGCATTCTGGCCGAGCTGAAGAGACGCCAGGAACCGAAGCGCATTGACCAGTACTTCCCAGACACCGGCAAGTACCGCCGTGAGCTGTACCCTCGGCACATGGAGTTCTTCGCCCTGGGGCTCACCGAGACCGAGCGGGCCATGCTAGCGGGCAATCGTGTCGGGAAGGCGCTTCGGCACGGGACCAAGGTGATGACGCCGACCGGGATGGTGCCGATAGAGGATCTCGCCGTGGGCGACTTCGTCATGTCGGGGTCCGGCCGGCCCACTGTGGTGGTCGGAGTTTATCCCCAGGGCCGCGTCCCGCTGTTCGACCTGTCGTTCGACGGCTATCGGACTGTCACGGCTTGCGCCGAACACCGATGGACGGCGATGCGCCCGGCCCACAGGTACGCTCAGAGGCTTTCGCACGGCCGCTGGGAGCGCAACCCCCGGTTCGGGCGATGGACGGTGGAGACGACCGCCGCGCTGTCTCAGTACGGGAATGCGCCGAAACATCGCGCCTTGGTGCCGCTGACCCAGCCGTTCCAGCTCCCGGACGCCCCCCTGCCGCTGGACCCCTATGCGATGGGGGTTTTGCTCGGGGATGGGAGCTTTAAGGCCAAGAGCGTCCGCTTTACCTCTGCCGATGGCGAAATCGTGGAGGCGATGCGGGGGTTGTGCGATGTCTCGAGCTACGCGCCGGCATACGAGTTCGGCGTCAGGGGTGCAATGCCGACCATGCGAGAGCTGGGGCTGGCCGGTCTGCGGTCTTACGAGAAGCACATCCCGGCGATTTATCTGCGCGGGAGCGAGGCGCAGCGGCTGGCCCTGATGCAGGGTCTGATGGACACGGACGGGTCGATAATGAAGACCGGGGCCATGGAGTTCTCCACCAGCTCGGATGACTTGGCTGATGATTTCATGTGGTTGGCGGCATCGCTGGGAATGAAGGCGAGGCGCGAGCGCCGGCACACCAAGAGTCAAGACGGTGTCGGCCGGCCATCGTGGCGCATCAGGCTGCGGTCAGCGACCTTGTGCCCATTCCGCTTGCAGCGCAAGGCCAGCCGCTGGGTGCCGGTGAAGAAAACGAGGGAGTGGGTGCTGTACGGGGTCACTGAGGCTGAGAGCGGGCCGGCAACCTGCATCGAGGTGGCTGATCCCTCGCATACGTTCGTACTGGAGGGCGGCATCGTGACCCACAACACTGAATCGGTGGGCGCGTTCGAGACCACCCTGCACCTCACCGGGCTGTACCCGGAGTGGTGGGTCGGCCGGCGGTTCAAGCGCGGGGTGTCGGTCTGGGCTGCAGGCGACACGGGGCAGACGGTGCGCGACATCATCCAGGAGAAGCTGCTCGGCCCCCCAGGTGAGTGGGGCACCGGCATGATCCCGGCCGAGTTCGTGGACCGGATCACCCGGAAGGCCGGCTCGGTGCCGGATGCCGTGGAGGCTGTCCGGGTGAGGAACTCGCACGGATCCTATAGCTGGCTGGCGTTCAAGTCCTACGATCAGGGCCGGCGCTCGTTCCAGGGCACCCGGAAGGATCTGATCTGGCTGGACGAGGAGCCGCCCTGGCCCGTGTACGAGGAGTGCCTGCTGCGTACCACTGACACGGAGGGCGGGTTCGATCCGGGCATGCTGCTCTGCACGTTCACCCCACTGTCGGGTGTGACGCAGGTCACGAAACACTTTCTGGGAGGCGAGGATGTCGATACAGACTGAGACGATACCGACCGAGGATGAGATGGTGGCGGTCGCTGCCTGCGGTCACTGTGAGGCTGACGCCTTCCTGATCCTGCTGGACGGGACCATGCAGTGCAAAGAGTGCGGGGCCGATGTGACCAATGCCCAGTGGCTGTTCACTGCGGATCCGGGGAGGGCATGATGCGCAAGCTGATCTGCCGCCTGCTGGGCCACCGATGGCGCTACATCTGGCCGGGGAAGCACATCATCTGCCGCTGCCGGCGATGCGGCGACATCACGACCAACTGGTACGCCGCGAGCCGCCGGCCGTGGCGCAAGGGGGTGAAGACGGTATGAGCCAGATGCGACAGGCGGTAGGCAACGGGGCTGCAGGCCTCGCCATGATCCTGATCGGTGCCCATGTCGGGCTGGTACTCGAGGAGTCACTGGTCGGTGGTGTCCTGATCGGTGCCGGCGTGGCGCTGTTCGGGCTGGGTTACGCGCAGTACGGGCGGTTCATCCGTGGTGAGTAGGCGCACCTACCAGCCCTCGAGGCACGGTGAGACGCTGTGTGATCGGTGCGAGCATAAGATGCGCAAGATAGGCTGGATCAATGGCGCGATGTCCTATCACTGCGAGAAGTGCGACCACTACCTGCGGGTGCCCTGCCCGCGCCCGCTGAACGGGAAAGACTGATGCCTGCCGTCGTGATGTGTTCCTGGGACGATGTCCCGCATATCGGCGAGGAGGAGAAGGCACGACTCCAGGCCTCGGTGCCGGCCTACCAGCTCAAAGCCAGAAGGTCTGGTTATCCGGTGCTGGGGTCTGGGGTCATCTGGCCGTTCGATGAGGACGACATCAGCATCGACCCGTTCGAGATCCCGCCGCACTACGCCCGAGGCTATGGGTTCGATGTGGGCTGGAACTACACCGCCGCGGTCTGGGGCGCGTGGAACCGGGACACCGATGTCATGTACCTGACCGAGGAGTACAAGGTCGGGCAGAAGGAGCCATCGGTCCATGCCAGCGCCATCAAGCGCCGCGGTGAATGGATGACCGGGGCCATCGATCCCGCCTCGGCCGGGGCCGGTAAGCAGAAGGACGGCGAGGCTCTGCTCCAGGTCTACGAGGACGAGGGGCTGATACTGGAGCAGGCGAACAACGCCGTGGAGGCCGGGATCCTCGAGGTCTACCAGCGCCTGTCCACCGGCCGGCTGAAGATATTCTCCAATCTCAGGCGGTGGTTCGAGGAGTTCAATCTCTATCACCGGGATGACAAGGGGCGGGTGGTGAAGCAGAATGATCACCTGATGGACGCTTCCCGCTACCTGGTGATGACGCCGGAGGCATGGACAGTCGAGGCGATGTCCCGGCGCGGCATCGAATACCGAGGGACACTGAATGGACGTTAAGACCGGCGAACAAGCAAAAGGCCTGATCGAGCAGATGCTCGCGGACAGGGCGAACTGGGAGACCACCTGGGAGAAGATCGCCGCTGTGATGGCCCCCAGTTACTCCCGAATGTTCCAGGGAGAGAGGGCCGAGGGCGAGCGCGTCCAGGCGGGGGTGTTCGACTCCACTGCCCAGGAGGCCTGCGAGAAGCTGGGGAGGGCGATCCACACCCTGCTGGCATCACCGGCCACGCCCTGGTTCAACGTCCGATTCGAGGACGAGGAACTCCGGGAGGACGACGAGGCCCGCGAGTGGCTCGAGGAATGCAACGAGCGGATGCGGGACGAGATGAACAACAGCGGCTGGGACCAGGCGTTCAGCGAGGTGACGCTGTCACTGTCAGCGTTCGCCGCCGCGGTTCCGGCGATCCACGCCGCCCCACCGCCCTGGGCAGACGCGGATCCGAACGGATGGTACGGGCTGCAGGTAGAGGCCTGGCCCCTGTACGAGTGCGTCGGCCTGCCGAGCTACAACGGCACCATTCAGACCGTTGGCCGGAAGCTGGAGATGAACAAGCTCCAGATCACCCAGCGGTTCGAGAACCTGCCCCCGGAGGTGGAGAAGGAGGACGACCCTTCGAAGAAGTGGACCGTGTTCTATCTGACCTGGCCGCGCCGGGTGCCGAGGCCCGAGGGCCGGGTGCCGGGTGAGAAGCGCCCCTACGGCTGCATGTACGTCTTCGAGACCGGGTTCGTGCTGGAGGATACCGGCTACTACGAGCAGGCCGTGTACATGCCCCGCTGGACGGTGAGGCCGGGAGACATCTACGGCTACGGCCCCGGCGAGAGGGCGCAGCCCGAGGCCACCACCCTGAACGAGGCCCGCCGGCTGGAGATGCTGGCCTGGGAGCGGGCTATCGACCCGCCGATCTGGGTGATGAAGAACAAGGTCGATGGCAACGTCGAGAACAAGTCCCGAGGGATCACCTACGTTCGGGATCCGCAGGCGTTGGGCGACATGCCGGGGCAGACCGACTTCCAGCCCCACATGATCGAGGTGGAGCAGTCCCGCCGGCTGATCCGGGACATCTTCCTGTACGACCAGCTCGAGCTTCCCCGTCGCGAGGATACCGGGGCGATGACGGCCTACGAGGTGCAGAAGCGCCTGGAGCAGGCGTTCAAGCTGCTGGGTCCGGTGATCGGCCGGCTGCAGCGCGAGGTGCTGTCTCCTGCCATCCAGCGGGTGTTCGGCCTGCTGCTGCGGGGTGGTCAGTTGCCGGAACCACCGGCCGCGGTACTGCAGGCCCAGGAGCGCCAGCAGGTGACCATCGAGTACGACTCTCCCCTGACCAGAGCCCAGCGCATGGACGATGTGGACGCCATCGACCGCTGGGTGCAGGACTCTGTTGGCCTGGCCGGCGCACTGCCGGAGGAACTGGCTATGCAGATGCTGGACCTGGTGGACCTGGACGAGGCGCAGCGCATCCGTGCCCGCCGGCTGGGAGTGCCGGAGTCGATCATCAGGAATAAGCAGATGGTCGTGGAGGCTCGTCAGAAGCGCCAGCAGCAGCAGGAGGCCATGATGGCTATCGAGATGGCCCGCGGTGCTGGTGAGGCCGGGCAGGCCATGGCCGCTGCCAACCCAGAGGTGGTCGATGGAGAGTGAGTTCAGCGACTACGAGCAGTTGGTCATCGCTACGTTCCAGACGGTGCCGGCCCAGAAGCTGCTCGAGACCTGGATCAACATGTACACGGAGG